CAAAAAGAGAAATCAGCAAGTGAGATTGCAAAACTTAGAAATGAGTTGACAGCAATCAAAGTTGATGGTGCTCTTATAAGTGCGGCATCTAAAGCAAACGCAGTGGCACCAGATCATGTTGCATCATTGTTAAAAAACTTTGTTAAGTTGGATGACACAGGTAAAGCAGTAGTAGTAGACGCTGATGGTAAAGAGCGTTTTACAGATGATGCAGAACCTTTTACCATACAACAACTTACAGAAGAGTTCTTAGCAAGTAACCAATACTTCAGGTCAGCAGGACCTGTAGGCACAGGCGCAGAGTCAAATGTGGCACCACAAAAGTCAACAGAAGTTGACTTGTCCAACATGGACATGACAAACCCTGAGCATAGAAGTCTTTACAAAAAGATGAAAGCACAAGGGAAAATATAATAAGAGGTAAACAAAATGGCGGCTTTAAAAGACAACAATACTATGTCATTACTAAACACAGATGCGTTTAGTATTGAAGCAAAAGCGGCGACTGTTTATGCGGCTCAAGAGAATTCACTGTTTCTACCTGGTGGTATCGTACCAATCGTTAACACACCAAGTGGTTTAGTAAGAGTTCCTGAGTTAGCGGCGGCGTCAGCAGATATCTTAGACGGTGAATCAGGTTCAGCGGCAACAGATGACATCACAGCACAAGCAGTGACAGACACTAAAAACACAATCACAGCAAAACTATTTGCGGCACGTTCTGTAGTACGTGACTTAGGTGGAATTGACCCAGCGGAGGTCGGTACATCTTTAGGTAAAGCAGTAGCGAGTGAGTTCGACAAAAGAGCAATCAACATTATTGCTAACAACACAACTGAGCAAGAGTTGTCAGACGCAAATGGTCTAACAACAGCAGAATTGTTCAAAGCGATTGGAACAATTAGAGCGGCAGGCGAAACAGGTCAACTTTACTGTATCGTAGCGGCAAGTGCATACTCAGACATCATGAACTCTGTAGGTAATGCGGCTTTTGCAGGTGGTGACTTACAAAATGAAGCAATGCGTAATGGCTATATGCAAACATTGGCAGGAATGCAGATGTTCGTAAGTCAGCATTTAACAGATGCTAACGCAGGTTTATCATCACACAATGTTAAAGCGGCAGTATTTGGTGCAGATGCATACAGAATTGCTATGCAGAAAAACGTAGACATCGAAGTTGCGAGAAGACCAGCGGCAGTAGGTGTAGATGTTGTAGCATCATTACACGCAGAAATAGGTGCGATTGATTCAAACAGATCTGTATTGATCATTAACGAATCATAATAATCGTTATATGTAAGGGCGGACTAACCGCCCTTACTAAACAGGAGATAGACAATGGCATTTGGCACAAACTTAGACATTCGTGAATATGCACCAGAAGCATTTGAACAAGGTGTAGATGACTGGACAGATGAATTAGCAAAGGCTGAAACAGATGTTAGTAATCTTGTACAAATAAGATGGTATAATAATCACCACAACACAACAGATTTTAGCAAGTCAAAACTTGTTGAAAGTCAATGGACAAGAGCAACAGTTTATAGAGCATTAAGCCATCATATCTTACCAAAGTTAAGTACATTTAGACCAGAGAGTGACCCATTCAGAGAACAAATTGTTTTCTATAAAGAAAGATTTGAAGAAGAAATGGACATACAATTTGGTTTAGGTATCAAGTACGATGATGATGGAGATGGTTCTATATCTGCTGGTGAAGTAAATGAGTACAAACAGGATAGGCTATACAGATGAGTACAAGAGAAGATATTGTATCACACTTGGTAAAGTTATTGAAGGCTATGAACAGTCCCAAACTTGGAAAAGTTGTTAGAGACCCAATAGTTGCAGATGAATTACCAAAGACAGCCTTTCCTGCTGTATATGTTGAAACCACAAATGAAGATATAGAAGATTTAACACAAGACAAACTTAGACGTGGCGTAATAGATGTTGAAGTTGTTGTAATTGTTGGTGGCAAGTCAAGAGATACACAGCGAAATGTTGTTGTTGAAGGAATTGAAAAGGCACTACTCACTGACAGAACAGTTGGTGAAAACGCAAAAGATATTAGCCTTGCACGAGTCGAGGCAGTTGCAGTAGGAGAGAGTGCTCCTTATGCATCTTTAAGAATGGTGTTTAATGTAGAACATCATTACACTATAACATAGAGAGGTAATAATCATGTCAAGTTCATATCATGGTAAAGGTGGCGCTCTAACTTTAGGCGGCACAGCAGTTGCTCAAATTACAGATTGGTCTGTTTCACAGTCGGTGGACGTAGCGGATACTACGACCATGGAAGACAGTGACAGAACATTCTTAGCAGGCATCAAAAGTTTTGAAGGTTCTGCTGATGTACTTTGGTCAGCCGGCGACACATCAGGCAGTATACAAGCAGGAGAGATCTTAGTAGGTACAACTTACGCGGCGATCTTTTACCCAGGTGGTACAACAGGTAATGTATCATACTCAGGTAATGTAATCTGTACAGGTGTTGAAGTCACTGCGACTGTAGACGATGTAATTACAGCAAGTATCACGTTCCAAGGAACTGGTGCTTTAACAATCGACGACGTAGCGGCATCATAATAATGAGTAAGGCACGTAATACAATGAGCGGGTTAAGTAAACAAGCATCACTTGATTTACGTGCCTTTACTGAAGAATTCATAAGAAATCTAAAGACCACAACACCAATAAGAACTGGTTTTGCTCGTAACAGTTGGAAATCAACATACACAGGCAAAGGTATCTTTAATGGAAGTGGCGGACTTATACCCATTGCCAAAAACGAAGCAACATATATTGGTGTGTTAGATGGCAAAAGTCCAAGAGGGTTTTGGAGCAGTCAAGCACCAAGAGGTATAGTTGAACCTGCTCTTAAGAAAACTAAGAAAAAATAATGACAAGGAAAAAACACAAAATGACAGTTTTAAATCAAGCAAAAGAACATTTTAGAGCACAGTTGGCAAATGGTATGAAAGAGATTAGTGTACCAGAATGGAACACAACAATATACTATAAGCCACAAACAACTTTCGCACAACAAAGCAAAGTAATCAAATTGCATTCAGAAGGTAAACTTGCTGAAGCATTGGTAGAAACATTGATGTATAGAGCATTAGACAAAGATGGTAAGAATATGTTTAATTTTGGTGACAAAGATGTACTAATGAGAGAAGTAGATCCAAATATTATCATTAAAATTTGTACAGCAATGAATGACACGGGCGAAGGAGACCAGGCTCTGGGAAACTAAGGCAAGACTCAGATGTACTCATGCTATATAGATTAGCAGAACAACTGGGTCAAACTGTTGAATGGGTTATGCACAATGTCTCTGTTTTTGAACTGAGAGGTTGGGCTAAATATTTTAAAATAAAGGCCGATGCGGCTAAAAGGAAAAGATAATGGCAGATTATACTATTAATATTAATGCTAAAGATAACACAAGCAAACAGTTTAACAAAATAAATGGTGGCTTGGCAGGTATGACTGCCGGTGCTGGCAAATTCAAAGCCGCACTTGGTGCCGCTGGTGCCGCTCTTGCCGCATTTGGTGTTGCGTCAAAAATTAAAGGCACAATTGATGAATTTGATGCATTGGCAAAAAGTGCAAGAACAGCAGGTGCCGCAGTAAGTGAAGACGCATTCAGAGGTTTCCAAGTATTACAAAAAGCAATGGGTGAAGCGGGTATTGACGCCGCAACATTCGAAAGAGCAATGCTTCAAACAACCAGCAGAATTCAAGCAGGTGTTGAAGGTCAAAAATCATACAAAGCAATCACAGACAAATTAGGTGACAGCATCAGAGATCAAAATGGTGCATTGAAAACAGGTGATGAGTTATTGACAACAATGATCAATGCTCTTAACCAAGGTAAGATTACAACAGAAGATTTTGCAAAAGTAGTTGGTGGTAGAGCAGGACCATTGATTCAACAACAATTTGCAAGTCTAAACACAACAGCAGAAGGCTTAGAAGCAACACTTGCAGATGTTGAAAAACATTCAAACATCATACCATTAGAAGCGGCAGAAAATGCAGAAGTTTTCAATGATACAGTAGGTAGACTTGGTGATGCATTAGGCAAGATGATGACTGATGCAATTACACCTCTGTTACCAATGTTGGTTAAATTTTCAGAAGATCTATTGGCAAGTATGCCAGCAATAGTAGACAAAGTTAGTGCGGCATTTACAGCATTGCAACCCGTATTTGGTTTGATTGGTACAGTACTCACAGAAGTAGTATTTCCAATATTACAAAAAGTATTTGAAGTTTTAGGTTTTATTGCAGAGGCTATAAGTCCGTTAGTAGATGCGGCTATACCGGCTTTAAAAGCGGCGTTTGAAGGTTTAAAGGCTATTGTAGAAAGCATTGTAGGATTCTTTCAAAAGGTAGTTGATGGGTTAACATCAATTGGTGACAAAGCAAAAGAATTGAAAGATGGTGTTGTTGGTACATTTGACAACATGAAAGATAGTGTCACAGGTGCAGTAAGTGACATGACAGAAAAAACCAAAGGCTTCTTTAGTGATATGTATCAAAAGGTTGTTGGTGGCTCTATTGTACCAGATATGGTCAATGAAGTTATAGCAGAATTTCAACGTATGAATCAAGGTGTTGTTACAACAACAGTAGAAACAACAACCACAGTAACAAAAGAATTTGAAAAGGTTGGTGATGCAATACAAAATGATTTCTTAAGTGCAATGTC